CGGGGCTCTGGGCTATGTGCAGCAATTCTGCTGCGCGATCCGAGAGGAGGAGAAATCCATAATGGCTGTGGTCGAGAAGGAGCTGTTTTCAGCTCCAACCTCAGAATTGCAGGGCTCCGATCAACATTGGGGCACTGCAAGTATGAGGGTCGAGGTCACAGGACGTTTCGAGAACGATTCGGTCAATAATCATTGGCCGTCCCTCAAGCGCAAAGGCTTGGCGGATCGTGATGTCGGTTCTAATTGGACCGCATTTGAAAGCGGAATCGAAATGTCGTCCTATTATTTAGACGTGATTACCCACCTTTCAGGTGGGATATATCACGGCTATCAAGGACCCATGTTAGTTGGACACAACTATAACCACTTTGACGCGGATGCCTTTTATGGGCTTCCGCTGGGTTATAGTACCGAGGAAGATCTCCTCGGCAAAGGTACAACGGCTATAAGCCGCGTAATTCCAACTAACCCTATCGTCGATCTACCCGTCGCAATTGCGGAGTTACTCCGAGAAGGAGTACCCTTCGCGATTCCCGGGTGGGATATCGCTCAGAAACGCAGATTGACTCAGGGAGAAATCTCTGGCAACTATCTGAACTATGAGTTCGGTATGAAGCCATTTTTGGCTGACTTGCAGAAATTCGCAAAAGCCGCTAAGAGAGCTGAAGAGCTCATTAACGACTATGCTGCGAAAGCCGGCAAGGTCATTCGACGTAGGTATGAATTCCCGGAGTCCATTGAAACAATTGTCAATGAGACACCAGCCAGTACAGGGTTTGAGAAGTTCCTAGGAGGTCCGTGTAATTCACAGATCGCTGGGTACTTAACTCCTGCCCTAAGTGGTTGGCCGGGGGACATGAGAGAAACCATTACCAGATCTAAAAAGATCTGGTATTCGGGCGCTTTTACGTATTACCTACCAAACGTAGGTAATACTTTTAGCGACAGGCTGCTTAGAGAAGAGGCAGAAATGCGTCATCTCTACGGTGGATTATCCATCGAAACAGCTTGGAATCTCATGCCCTACTCCTGGGCTGTTGACTGGTTTACAAACGCAGGCGACCTTATTCATAATGTCGCAGCGTTTGCCAGAGACGGCCTCGTCATGCCTTGGGGATATGTTATGGAGCGTTGTGAACTCCATTCCTACCGCGAGGTATCGAACGCAGTCATTGGCCGTATGGCCAGTGGCTACGAAATCGACTTTCCTGACGTGGTTTCTACCACGTATTACGCAAAGTATTTGCGTAGAAGGAAAGCGACGCCTTTTGGTTTTGGCCTCACAAACGACGATTTCACTAATCGTCAGAGGTACATCACTGCTGCTTTGCTCATCAAATGATGGGAGACAAAGCAGTGAGTAGACCAGCACCATCCGGTGTATGGCTACAAACAATGCCACATGCAAGATCTGCATGTGGATCACTGCGAAAGTAGCACATTGGCCTTTCCCGATCCAATCCCCACCCAAACCGTGAACTCGGTTACGTACGATTTCGTACGAACCGGCTTGAAGGAGTCCAAGGGACTCTACAAGACGGCTGACGGCCTTGATCGGCTGTCTTTCGAGAACACGGCGACGAAGCGGCTGCGGAGTGTGGTTCGACTTGATCGAACCGCTCTCATTGCAGACCCGACAGAGACGGGGAAGTCGTACGACGCGTCGATGAGCACCTATTTGGTGGTCGATCGGCCGAGGTACGGATTCAACGCCGCTGCGTGTGACTGGCATTGGAAGCTCCTCAAGTCCATCATGGACGAGGGAACTCCCGATTACAGTCTGCGCTTCCTCAGGGATGAGGTCTGAAAGGGGAGAAGAAGAAGCGGAATCCCGCCAAAAGCGGGCCCAAATCTACCAAGCGTCCGTCAGGACCTTGGGATGATAAGGGTCGTTCTGCTTCTTCCTCTTCTGGTGGCGGGGGGAAACCCCCGTCTAAGAAGAAGGAGCATGCCACCATTGCGGCATTGATACTCACAATCGTTGGCTTTTTGCTAATGGGAGTGGATATCAGTCACAATGTTGGTTGTGTTCCTTTTCCCTAACCAGACTCGGATTGCTGATTGGCATAAGGCTTAGGATCCATAGCCCCCTATTGAAAGGAGGCGGGATGAAAAGCCTAATGCTGCTCTGGCAGAGGATTGCGGCTGATGCCGCGGTCCAGTGCTGCACAAGCGCCACTCTCGACATTAAACGTGTCGAGAGACGTTTTGAACACGAGGGAATTGGGGTATTAACCCTTTTCCTTCCCGAAGTCGGTAAAGCGATCGAAAGATCGCTAGACGACGGACGGATTACAGACGACCTTCTTTCCCTTTGTGGAAACAAGGCAGGATTTCCCGAATTTCTTCGGAATTTCCTTCTGCTTGTGTTCGAGCGCGAAGGCGGCCTTCTGCTCAGCGATCCCTCTGTGACGGCAATCCAAGCCTTGCGTCAGATTACTCTGGCGTTTGGTAAGGTGCGTCTCCCGTGCAGCGATGCACGGGAGGCGCGAGCCTTCACAGAGTTCGTTGAGTGTGAGCAGTCACTTCGGCATGCTGTATTTGAACCTTCTTCCGGCGAATACCGGGAGTTGGAACGAATTGGCACCTTGCTTTTCGGAGACGTGTTCTCGAGATTAGACAGAGATGTCTATTTCGGGGCATGTATCCCAAAGCATGGTCCAGGCGCAACGGCCGATAAAATTCGCGGAAACGCGAAATATCGTCCGTCTGAGTGGACGGAAAGACTAGAATGGAGTTTTCCAGCAATGGAAAATCTCATTCCAAGTTTCCGTTATCACTCAAGCTTGGACGGCCTAAAGTGGCTGGATCCTGGTTCTGAGCGACCCGTAAGGGTCATTTCAGTTCCTAAAACGCTGAAAGCGCCTCGAATCATCGCTGTCGAGCCTTCGTACATGCAATATGTACAGCAAGGTTTGATGGCTAGATTCGTAGAATACCTTGAACAGGATCATCTTGTTCAGGATATGGTTGGATTCACTAGCCAGGAGCCTAATCGGCTTCTGGCCCGTGAGGGTTCCCTTTCAGGGGAACTCGCTACGCTCGATTTGAGCGAAGCATCGGACCGCGTTTCAGTCAAGCTCGTACAGTCGATCCTATTCAATTTTCCACACCTTTTACAGGGTGTGTTAGATTGTCGATCGACTAGGGCTGACGTACCTGGTTATGGAGTAATCCCTCTAACCAAGTTCGCGTCTATGGGATCAGCTCTAACTTTCCCAATGGAAGAGATCGTCTTTTTGACGATGATCTTTTATGGGATTCAGCTGGAGCTCGGAAGGCGTCTTACCCGCAGAGACATTCAGTCTTATGCGGATAGGGTGCGCGTCTATGGGGACGATATTATTGTCCCTGTTGACACTGTGCCAAGCGTTGTGAGAGTCTTAGAACTATTCGGTTCTAAGGTGAACCGCAACAAGTCTTTCTGGACTGGAAAGTTCAGAGAGAGTTGCGGTAAGGAATATTACGATGGACACGAAGTAACCATATTTCGTGTCCGGAGTATTCTTCCTTCACACCGCTCAGACGCTCCAGAGGTGATCTCACTAATCTCTCTGCGTAACCAGGCTTATCAGTCTGGTTACTGGGGAGTAGCGAGATATCTCGATACGTTAATAGAAGGGCTTAAACTCCCCTTCCCTAACGTTGAGAGTACATCCTCTGTGCTTGGCCGGATTTCAGTACTCGGATATTCCGAGGAAAGAATTCATCCGACCCTTCACCACCCCGAAGTTCGGGGAGTGATGGTACGAACTCGTATTCCTGCTTCACAGCTGGAAGACGAGTGGGCCTTGCTCAAGTGTTTACTTAAGCAAGGGTTTGAACCCTTCGCTGACCGTAGGCACTTGGAACGTCAAGGACGTCCCCAGGCCGTTGGCATAAAGCTTGGGTGGGCCTGCTCTTACTGAGCAGGGTGGGGCTTCCCATGCCCCGTGTGGAGAGAGTGTTATCTCTCTAGTGAATGAGTTTTGC